AAGTTTGCTAAATTTAGATTGAAACTAACAAACGATGACAACCAAACCTCTAGTAATGTCAAAACTATTGCTATTAAATTAAATATTGAAGAAAGAACCTTTGCAGAAAGTAATGTAGCAACCTCATCAGGTTCAAAGACAATTACATTTACAAATCCATTTTTTGAAGTACCAGCTTTGGGCATAGCGGCTCAAAACATGGACTCTGGAGATACATTTACAATTAGTTCAAAAACTGTTAATGGTTTCAGTATAGCTTTTGTAAATTCAAGCGGTGCGGCTGTCGATAGAACTTTTGATTATATTGCAAAAGGTTTCGGGTTGCAAAGTTAAGTAAGAAAGGATATAGATTTATTATGGCTCAGGTATCAGATGTAAGTTTAGCGAATCAAGGTTTCAGTGCATTTCGTACTGAACTAAATAATATTTTATCAGCTTTGAATTCTTCACACAGCGGGAGTTCTGCCCCAAGTTCTGTAACAACAGGGACTATTTGGGTGGACACAGGAACATCAGGCGTTTTAAAAGTAAAAATTAATGATGGTTCAGATAATGTAGAGTTATTTCAAATAAATATTTCAAGCAACGCAATCACGAGTACGATGTCAGTAACAGGGACTATTTCAGAGACAGACCCACAGGCGGCGGCTCTAAGTATTGCTCTAGGATAAGGGGGAAACATTGGCTAATACATTTAAAGTAAAAACAAATGCGGCGATGCCAGCGTCATCGGGAACACCTTTGACACTATATACTTGCCCGTCATCTACTCAAACGATTGTCATTGGACTAACTCTTTGTAATGTTCACACAACAGCGGTAACGGCAGATGTTCAATTAGTTTCGGACACATCAGATACAGAAACAAACGAAACAGTTTTAATTATTAATGATGTTGATATTCCAGCAAAATCTTCGTTAGAGGTTTTATCTGGTGGTAAATATGTTTTACAAGCAACTGATGTATTGAAAATAGATTGTTCTGTTGCCGCAAAGATAGACGCAACATTAAGTATATTAGAGATAACATAGGAGTAATTAATGGGTTATATTGGCAAGTTTCCAACACCTCAACCATTAACTGCTACGGATATTCCTGATTTACCAGCAACAAAAATTACATCAGGAACTTTCCCAGCTTTAAATGGTAGCAACTTAACAAATCTTGATGCCGCTGATTTAACAGGAACATTACCAGCTATATCAGGTGCTAACTTAACAGGAATATCAACAACAGGATTTACAGAAATAGCATCAGCATCTAATGATGATGCGGCAACTCATGTTTTAGCTACGGATTTTTCAACATATAATATTATAAAAATATTTTGGTCTTGTGCTATGACAGCAAATGGTGACAGTTTAGTTTTTAGTGTGTCTGATGATAATTTTTCGTCAGTTGAAAATTTAGATGGAATGTATAGTTATTTTCAAATGGATAGTTCAGGAAATGCTTCAAATGGAAATATTTCAAACCCAAATGATGGACTAAATGAACAATATATTCAAATTACAGGAAATCAACAAAATGGAGATAATATTTTTGGCGAAACTATTTTAAAAGGTGGAACATTTCACAGTAATGGAGATGAAACTAGAAGAAATCAATTTTTTTTTAGACATGATACAGTGACTCATCAAGGAACTGGTATTTACGTTGAAAGAGTTAGTTCTCATGGACAAATAGCAAGGGCGGCGGCTGGTTCAGAGGCTAAAACACCAACTCATTGTAGGTTTCACGAATTAGGAGGTGCAAATTTAGAATTTTCATATAGACAATTCGGATTAGTAACAACATAGGATATTATGAGTACAGTAGCAGAAAATGGCGTAATTAGAGAAATGACAACGGAGGAAAAAACTCTGTTTGACTCTATTACAAGTGGAGTTTCAAAAATGACTGATGATGAAAGAAAAATGTTTTTTTTAAGAAAACGAAGAAATCTTTTATTATTAGAAACAGATTGGACAGCAAACTCAGATGTCACTATGACAGACGAAATGAAAACATATCGTCAAGAATTACGAGACCTCCCAGCAAATTATACAACAACTGATGGTAAAGATTTAGAGTATGATTTAAGTAACCTGAATATGCCAACTAAACCATAATGAAAGGATTATAAATTGTCTTATATTGGAAAATCTCCCTCTATTGGTTCGTACTCTATGCTCGACAACTTGACTGCGAGTGCAACAGCAAGCTATTCATTAACATTAGATTCAGTTGCTTTTGTGCCAGAATCGGCGAACCACCTATTAGTTTCACTCAACGGAGTTATTCAAAAAGCTGGCTCTTCATTTACAGTATCGGGTTCAACTCTTACTTTCAGTTCTGCTTTGACAAGTTCAGATTCCATTGACTTTGTTTTAGCATTGGGGAATGTACTTGATATCGGTACACCAAGCGATGCAACAGTCACAAATGCAAAAACTAATTTTGTATCAACATCATCTGCCGCTGGATTACAGATTAAAGGCGATGGTACTACTGATGGAACTCTACAACTTAATTGCTCACAAAATAGTCATGGAGTCAAAATAGCAAGCCCAGCACACTCAGCGGGTCAATCATACACTTTGACTTTACCTACAGGAAATGTGACTGCTGATAAATTTTTAAAAGTAGCTAGTATAACAGGGTCAGGAACAACAGCAGTTGGTCAATTATCTTTTGCTAATGCTGGTGGAATTACAGTAGCAGATCAATTAAGAATAACTGCAAATATAACGTCTAATACTAATCCTATTTCAGCAAACATAGAAAGAGTTGATGGTACTGCTCAAGGTGGTCTGACAGATAATCAAATGTCAGTATCCTCAGGAATATTTACTTTTCCTCTTACAGGTATTTATTTTGTTGCTTTTGGTGCGGCTTGTGTTCCAACTAGTGGTGGCGATAATATTGCTATTGAAATAAATGCTACAACAAATAATTCATCTTATAGTCAAATTGCTTATTCTGCGGTAGGTGGAGATAACAGAAATCAACAAGCATACTGTCAAAGTTTGATTGATGTAACTGATACATCAAATGTAAAAGTAAAATTTTCTTGTAGCAGTATTGATTCTGGCTCTGTTATTTATGGAGGTACTGATATAAATTACACTTATTTTACTTTTATAAGACTAGGAGACACATAATGGATAAAGATTATTTACAGTTAGCTTTAGCAACATTTAATGGTGGTATGTGGTATGGTTGGAAAACACATGATGACAATGGAGATCAAATTCCTAACGATCAAAGAATGACTTACGAAAATATTGTTGTAATCAAAGATGGTGCAACGATGCCAAGTGAATCTGATGTTGATGCAAAGATACAAGAAATAAAAGATGCTGATACAGCTAGAGCAAATGCAAAAACATCTGGTAAAGCAAAACTTAAATCAGGGGAAGCATTAACAGACGAGGAAATATCAGCATTATTTGGAGATTAAATTATGGCAATAATTAAAACAAACGCAAGATCAGCAAGTGCCTTAGACGCAACAATACTTACAGGAAATCTTCCAAGTATCTCAGGTGCATCTTTGACAGGAGTTAGTTCAAAAATTATTGGAATGGAAAAAATTTATTACAGCGATACTTTAGTTTCTTTTTCAAGTGAAAGTGGAACAAATTTAACAGGAAATACATATTATCCTAACAGTGGAAAAATAAGTGGCTCATACACAAAACAAGAATCTAGTTCTCATATTTTAATGTTGTATAAATATTCACTAGGACATAGCTCATCAAATTTTCATGGAACAATATCTTGGGTTACAGGAAAAGAGGCGTATTATAAAAATCATGGAAATGATGCGAGGCAGTTTGGTTGGTATCACGATGAGACTTCAGTAGGTGCATTTACAGCATCAGGAAGTATTTTTTGGAATGGTGGTAGTTCTAATGAAGTACAGGGAACAGGGAGTAAAACTTTTAATTTTTGTGGGGCAGTAAGTGGCACTAGATCACACACACACAAACTTAATTATAATCCCTCTAGTGGTGGATCACAAGGTGGGAGTCATACTGATACACCAAATCTAAATACTTATAGTCAAATAATTATAATAGAGTACGAGGCATAATGGCTACATATTTTGATGCAATCATAGAAATTAATCCTGAAGCAGAGGTCAAAATTGAAGTTTTACAGGGAGAGACTGAAACTTATGATAAAATACAATGGTTAAAATCTGAGCAAAAAATAGATAAAGAAACTCTTGATGCGAAAATTACAGAATTGAATAAAAGAGATGCTCACATATACCCAAGACAACAAGCATATCCTAGTGTTCAAGATCAACTTGATATGCAATATCACGATCAAGTAAATGGCACTACAACATGGAAAGATGCTATTGCAAAAGTGAAATCAGACAACCCTAAATCTGAATGATAAATGTGGAGACCTTTTATTATAGGAACGATACTAGCCGCAATAATAATTTTTTTTCTTAATTCAATGATGAACTCTGCTATGGCAGAGACAAACACTGTATCATCAACAGTCGTAACAAATAACACACCACCAACAGCTAACGCACCATCAGTTGTAGTAAATAATTCTGATGTTTGTAAAACAGCGGCATCGGCTGGCGTACAGACCCAGATTTTAGGAATTGCATCAGGAATAACAGTCACAGATGAAAATTGTGAAAGAATAAAACTCTCTCGATCTCTCTATGCTATGGGTATGAAAGTAGCCGCTATTTCAACATTGTGTGCTGATG